CTTGAAACTCTCCTTGATATTACCCTGGTACTTGACGATCAGGTTGAACTCGTTGGCCGGGTCGTTGTCTCCATCCTGAATCTCCACCGAGATGTCATCCCCCCAAGTCCCTTCATTGATAGCGCTGATCTTTAGGGTATCAAGAGGAGTGGCGGCTCGATCCTGCAGGGTGGCGCTGGATTTTATAGCGGTGAGGGTGGTCTTGTCGGTGATATCCGTGTAGTGGGCAATGCGATTTACATACAACACCTGCCCGCCGTTATCAAAGAAGGCCCGGGCGGCATAGGCCAGATAGCCATCGTTGATGTAAGAACCGAATTTGGTAACAAACTGCTCCCAACTGGTAACCAGTGTAGGTTGGTTGATTGGCCCCTTTTCCGCCACTCCCACCATGGCGCAGATGGAGGTGGAGATTTGCTTGACATAGAAGCTGTAATCGGTTTCTTTGGTGTATATTCCGGGGGAGAGGTAGCTCATGTTTTAGCCCTCCCTTTTTTAGTCGGCTGTTGGCTATCGGCAGTGGGTAGATTTTTTATAGATACCCAACCCTTAGCCTGGGCCCTCTTTATCTCTTGAGACAACTCTTTATCCTTGAGAGTAACCTTGCCCCTTGAGGCCAGATGGATGGATTTATTACTGTCCGCCAAGTGCAGAGTCAGGGGTTGAAAAAGCAAATTCTTTATCTCCGGCATTACTTATCCCTCCGGTTGATGAGTTATAATCTCAATGGGGGTGTCCTGTTCACCATAATACTCAAAGGTACGATCTACAATCAGCTTTCCCTCTATAATGCTGTCGTCATACACCAGCACATCCTCAATCCGGTACTTGCCGGACGATTGACGCAGGTTAGATAGATTCGGCCGGAACAATCCCCCCATGGGGGTCAGTTCTATCAGGTTGAGTTTGTCATCCTCGTTTACAGCCATCTCCGTGTTATTCAGGAAAAACTTGATGATCTTCTCCTGCAAGTCCAGCAATTCTTCCTCAGTCCCGGTAGTCAGGATAAAATCAAACTCAAAGCGGTAAAAATGGGGGTAGTTGCGTTCCTCATAAGTCAGGCCCTCGGTATCCTTCAGAATTTCTTTAGCTTTGGTACGCCGCTCCCGATTCTCCACAACCTCCGGCCCCTGTATCACCAGGCTAGGAATGCGGGTAGTCTCAAACAGGTCGTTCTTATTGATCAGCACTGCCTGGGTGGTTACCTCGGCCTGGAGTTTTCTGATGAAGGACTCAATCACTTCCCTAACTGAATACACTTTTTACCGCCTCTTCATAGTTTTTCAATACCTGATCTTGGTACTTTTCCATAACCGGATGCATAAATGGCCGTGCTGGAATGATGATCACCCCGCCATTGGGGTGGTTGATAGTAGCCCCAAATTCCATGATGGCCCCAATATTCACAATCTCGTTGCCTGAGTTGTTTCTGGTACCCCGCAATAGCCCCACAAAGGCTTTATCCCCCACTATCTTTTGCGTAATGGAGTTTACCAGGAAGCCGGTGTCTATAAGCGCCTTACTGGAACCCTTTTTCCTAATAGTGGACTCGGCCAGCCTAACGAAGGGCTGATCCCCAGGGGCTTGGCTCTTGATTCCCCGCTTTATCTCCCGTACCAACAGTAAGGCGTTCTTGACGGTAGCCTTATAGACCGCTATCTGGAACCTGGCTGCCAGATTACCGGTAAGCAGTTTCTCTATCTTGCCCCAGTCGCCAAACCTTTCAACTCCCATGATGTCTGACTAGCCTGATTGTTTTATGGCTTATTGTGCCGAAGCAATTTTGCTTCTCTACGCTGAGCATCTTGTACATGACGCTGCTTATTTCCACCCGATCCTCTGTGTTTAGCTCCTGCTCCGGCAGGATGTTGATCACCGCATCCGCTCTCATCTTGGTTAGGGTTTCAGCCGGGTGGCTTTGCAACTCCAGGGGGAATGATTCACCGGCCGCATAAGGAATATCATCAAGGCCATACAAGCTCTCCACGGCAGGATCGGGGGTATATCTAGCGCCAATCAATCCGGAAGAAAGGATCAGCTCCCGTACATTGTCCGTAATAAAGCCCTTGTCCTTTGCAGCCAGCAGGGTCATGGGTCTTCCTCAGACTCTATCTCATAGATCAGGGGGGTCAAGCTGCCAGTAGTCAGCAGGCTGTCATCCAATGCCTGATTATCCGGATTGATAGCCCGTACCTGCTCCTTATACCTGGCCAGCAATGCCTCCTCCTGTTCCTTCCAGAACTCCGGCTGCTTGGTTTTATCAACCTTTTTATCCCCCGATGAAAATGAGAAATTGTTGGCGGTGATGGAGCGCATGAGGGAGCAGGCAAAAGCCTGGGAGCGCAAGAGCAATAATTCCCGGTGATTATTGGCTAGAGCCGGGGAGATTACATCGTTGGATACAGCGTAATCCGTGCTGATGTCGCTATTAATGACTGGCACTGCCTTCAGGATGCAGCGCCGCAGATAATCATCGCCCAGTAGCTCCTCGTCAGTGTCCCCCAGATCAAGCCGAAGATCAGCCAGCAACTCCCATACATTCACTTCTCAAGCTCTCCTAGCCGTTGATTGATGGCCTCCAGCACCGTCTTGCGTTTCTCTTCCTTCAAGACAGCCCTGAGTAGTTGGGGATCAGTTACCTTTTCCACATACTCAATAGCCTCCGGGGCATGCAGATTCTCGTATTCACTTGGAACAGGAGGTAGTACTTCTGCCTTGGGCCGAGGTTTTTCTTTTTGCCCTTCAGACAGCCGGGCCACATAGCCCCTGGCAATCAAGGCTTCAGTCTGCCGGGAAAGGCTCTCCACTTCAGCCACTTGGCCGGGCAGGAGTTTCAGCTTGGCATCAGTGATAATCAACCTGCCGGGCCTCAAATTCTTAATCCGTATCATTTAGCTACCCCCCTCACACCAGCTTAACTTTTGCCAGAATATCCGGCCGCACAATGCCCTGACCCAGTTCAGACCAAATCAGCCACCCGGTCTTGAATCGCAGTTGCTTCTGGATGGATTCGGTCTTCAAACCCTCCCTGATAGGCATCTTACCTGCTTCCTTATCAGGTATAAGTAAGACCTCGTCCAGGCTGGCCGCCGAGGTAATCAGGATGTTGGCCCCGGCATAGACATTGATCACTCCCTTGACCCGCAGTTCCTCCTTGGTCTGGGGGTCCATGTCCCAGCCCCGCATGTCGTTGAACCTGGCACCCCGCAGGATGATGTACTTGATCGACAGCTCCTTGTCCTCCAGAATGGAGATGGCCTCGTTCAGTCCCTCAGGAGTGAGCACACCACCGGATACCTCAACTATATTCTCAGTCAGCACAGCCGCCGAGATGACATTGATGGTGCGCTTGTCTATCTCTTTGCGAATCTCATCCGCCGCCGAGGTCTGGATGTCCAGCAGTGTGCCGATGTTGCCGTGCTTAAGCACTGATACATCCACCATAGGGGCGGTATGAATCCGGTTAGTGGGGAATTCCACCTCGTCCTTGCCCAGCTCCTGCTCCCTGGCCTCACCTTCTTTGCTAATCCAGTAAGCCTTTACCTGGGGCTTTTTCTGGTATACCGGCCGCTCCCCTTTAGGTAGTACATGCCGAGTGAGAAGCAGGGAGCTAATCTCCTTGCGCTTTATCTCCTGTTCAATCGGCCGGGCTATGGCTGCGGCCAGGGCCTGCAAGCCCTCAGGGGACTCCAGCGCCTCGGACATCAAGGCCGCCATAGCCTCCATGTATTCCTGCGAATTCACATCTATCTTCAGTTGTTCCATGGGTTTAATCCTCCCTCCTTTCACCTAGATTAAGAGCTTAAACTTCAATACACCACCGGATACGCTGATGGCCTCGACAATGGCCAAGTCGGTTCCGGGAGTGACTAGCTTGGTCAACTTGCCGTCAGCCCCCACCATCAACTCATCCCCGGCCACGATAGCTCCGCTGAACACATCAGTAGTGTAAATTCCCCCACCGCAGTAGATACCCGGCATCTCGCCGTTGGAATAATCCTTCATCAGCAGACCGTAGGATTTGGCGGTGGAGTCGGTGTTCACCGCAAACAGGTCATCCCCGGCAACCTTCACCACCTGCCCCAGGGAGCCGTCACCCTGTATGTATCCGTCGCCGTATGCGATTCCGGCCGGATGGTCAGCATTTAAAAAACTCATGATAATCCTCCCCGTCGTTTAAGGGTTAAAATCAGATGTACTAAAATGGGAATCAGTGACATGCCCCCACCCGTTCCTCATAAGCCACCATAAAGCCGGTCTTGAGCCTGTCTTCCAGGGTGGAGTTTTTGTCGTCCGCCATCAGAGGAGTTACCCCGGCATCAGTGCGCAGTTTTTTATCATCCGCATCGGCCTTGGTTTTGGCAGACTCTTTGTTGTCCTTGTTGTCTGCTGGCTCCTTCTTCTCAGCATTCAGCATGCGGTCATAGGCAGCCTCTGTGGGGGCGAAGGCATAGTCAGTCAACTCATCCAGGCACTTTAGCTCGGCCTCTTTCTCCTGGTCACTGAAGCTCAGGCCCTTCTGTTCCAGCTTGCTTATCAGCTTCTCGGCCCGGGCCTTGCGGGCTGCGGTTTGAGCTTCAGATTCATATTTCTCAACCTGCTTTTGCAAATCGGCCACCTGTTGCTTCAACTGCTGGTTCTCAGCCTGAAGTTTCTTAATCAGGGCATCCTTGTCCTTCTCTTCAGCCTGATTTTTCTTAGCCCCCTCATTCTCCAATTCTTGCTTGTCTTTTTCTTCCGCCATTTCTTTTCCTCCTTCATTATGGTTTAGCTGACTAACTGTTTTTATTCGGGCATTCTCATCCGCCCCCTTCTTATCCAACAGCCCTAAGCCGGTAAAGGTAATCCCGTGCAGGATTTCATACACCGGCCGACCGTTGAATTGAGCCCCCTTGTATTTCTTCAGGTGAATGCAATACTCAGCCTTGCTCTTGACCCGCTTACCGCAGATGGAGCACTCCCCCTCCTGATAGTCGCACTCCATAGACACCTGGGTAACGATCCCCTTCTTGATCAGCTTGTATGCCAGCCGGGCATGGTCATTGTCCTGGGTATAAAGCTCACCCACACACTCCACCCGGCTTCCCTGTTCATCCTGGACAAAATCTGAAGCCACCACCCCGCCCACAATATCGGTGATATCCTGGGAGTGCTTTAAGTCAATCTTCTTGTTTATGGCCGTCTGGTAACGGGAGGATAGTTCCTCCACAGTAAAGTGATCGCCATTCCGGTTGGTGCCCGCATGGCAGAGGATAAAGCTGAAGCGCTTGTCCCCGGAGTAATCGCTTTCGTCGTTGCCTGTATCCGCATCTGCCCGCAGACCAATTTCCACCGGAAGTGAGGTATGTATCAGTTGACCGGAAACCGGAAGCTCGGCGTGGGAAGCCTGCGTTTTTAGCGGGTCTGAAGCTATAAATAGCAGCTCCTTGGCGTATTTGCCTCCAGCCTTGCTGTCGTATCTGACCATGGCGTACTCCACCGCAATATTTTTCACCTTCACATGCCGGTATGTCTTCTTGAGCATCCCGCTGATTTCCTGCTGGGTGGGGAAAGCCTTATCCCTGTAGCTGATCAGAAGATGGGGGAAGTGTTGTTGAGCCTTGGCAATCAGCTTTTCAAACAGCTTAGGCATGTTTTCCTTGTTGTACTTGGTACGCGAGGGGTAGCTCTTGCGCAGGTTGTTCTGAATTTCTTTCCCCTTCCAGTAGGTCATCAAACCCTCAATGAAGTGGTACTTGCCCTCGTAATCATTAGCCACAAACTGGGTGATATAGGGCGGATCGCAGTAGATCAAATCGGCCTTCACCCTGGGGATGACATCCAAAATTTCCCCGTTGTAGACCTTGTTCTGCTGGCCGTTGTCGTACACCAGTTTGTTCAGCAGGCGGATATAGTGCTTGAAGGTGCTGATAAACCTGGAGAGCGGGATGTTGCCCAGACTGGATTCTTTGGCCATCTTATCCTTAACTTCCTGGGACTTATAGCGAGTCTGATCGGTCAAACTCTTGCGCATACCCTTCTTGCTGCGAGCGAATTCCCCGAATACCGCCTTGGCCTTGCAGGTATGCCCCAGGGCAGCCAGAGCTAAATCCTTCTTGTAGCCGGTCAGCTTTTGGATATTGGCATAGGTATTGTCCAGAAACTTCAAGATGGGCTTGGTGTAGTAGTAGCCGTAGAAGGTATCCACGATAAAGCTCTTGGCTTTGGAATTGGGGGATAACAGCATCTCCACATCTTTTTTATTGACACAAACGATTGGTTATGGAAAAATACAATTGTTAATCCATAGGAATATAAGCACAATAATGTTAGGCTTTGAAGAGGAGAAGTAAAATGGGTTTTAGCCAAGTTAAAATAGATGAAATTAAGAAACTTAGTGTATCTGAAAAAATTCTAATTGTTGAAGAAATATGGGATAACAT